GTCATCAATCCGTTCTGACAGGAGGTTGCGAAGTTCTGCATCGGTTGCAGGAATCAAATCCTCATCGTGAAGCTCGAAGGAGCCTCGGCACAAGGCAGGCCCCCACTCTTCTGGGTCAAGGTGTGTCTGCGGACGCACGACCACAGCATCATCCACAACGGCCTCAACGACAAGGTAGTCCCCATCAAACTGCAGATCCTCAATGCTCAGTACGCGGCTCATTTGATTTCCTCGGGTGTAGTAGCAATCTTGACCAGCCATGCCTGCCATGCAGCGTCCAGAAACTCCTGGAGATCCTGCAGTTCAGCTAGGCGCTTTTTGTGAAGCGAGGCGTCGAGACCGTGATCCTCGACTTCCTTGATGTGCTGCTCCAGCACCAGCGCCGCCCAATCGACGGCGTGGTACCAGGGCATCAGCTTGTCGTTGTCAATAACAGTGCTTGCCATGTGTAGTACAGAAACACGGGGCCCGTTTCTCCGGGCTTGCCCTTAGCGTTACACAAAAACAGCCCGGCGTCAAACCGGGCTGTTGCGTTTCTTCACACTGGCACCCCCAGTTCCTCCGGCTGGTACTGGGTCAGCACGCAGACATCGGCCCCCTGCCTGAGCGCTCCACCCACGATGTAGTGGAACTGGGCCTGCGCGTCCGGGCACTCAGCGATCTGGTACTCCTCGATCTCATAAGCCTTGCCCCGGCGGTACCAAGCCACCCTGACGACAGCCAGCAGCTCGAAGGGGATCTCCGCGACGGTGTAGCCCAGCGTGGGATTCCTGGGCGGCTTGGGCTGGGGCGCATCGGACTTAGCCACTGGATCCCTCCACAACAGCCATGCGGCAACCCGCAGCAGCCCTAGGAAAAAGTTAGGCGACGTGAACTGCCCCATCACTCCCACATCCGTGCGGCTTCCTGCATGAGCTGCTCCAGCTCTTCGGCGGAACGTTCTTCCCTTGGGGAGGGTTCAAAAACCTGTCCCGTTATGCCAAAACCCTTGGTATCACTGGAAAGTAAATCGGGACACGCAGTAGGGGTGTCCTCTTTTGCTCCAGCTGCCCCATCAAAAGAGGACACGCTTAGGGGCTGTCCTTTTTTACTTCCCAGTCCCTGACTGGGTTTTCCTAATTTAGGACACTCTCTCACACACATATCACGCGAGAGAACAGCCTGGTACAGGTTGGAAGGTCTGGCACCTGTAGAGGTCTGCCCAACCACCTCCACCAGACCCCTCGAAGCGAGCCTCTGGAGCGCCTTGCCGATCGCGGCCACACTTCCACCGCAAAGCGCGTCCGCAGCCAGGTCAGAGCGGCTCAGAGAGCGCGGATACGTAGCCCTAAGGCGCTGGAGCACCCGGTCCACGATCGACGCCGGACTGGCGCTATCGCCATCCAGCTCCACGTAGTCCGCCAGCGAGAACGTCAGATCGTTCTCCAGCTTCATCAGCAGCTTGGAACCGTCCCGCCCAGCCCGAGACTTCTCCACGGTGATCAGCCTGGCGTTGTAGCCCGTCTGCTCCACCTGCCGCTTATCGGGCCTCCTAAGCCCCCAGACCTCATCCACAGCGTCCCGAATGGCAGTGGAGCCCCTGAACCCGCCGGTCTTGTTCGCGTGGTGGATTAGCAGGATCGTGCAAGCCGGGAACGTCCGCCCGTTGTTGTTCGCCAGCCAATAAATCGGACTCGCAAACTCCTTCTTGTTCTCATCAAACGCCGACCCCCTGCTACACCCCGTAATCGAGTCGATGATCACCAACTTCGGCTGGTGCTTCTCAATCAACTTCACAAAGCGGTAATACCAGTTCAAATCCCACCCCATCACCACCGTCACCGGATCTTCCGACTGAAACTCCAGATCCCGCAGCTGCTGCTGAACCTGCACCTCGCTCTGGTCGCCATTCAGGATCAGCACCGCCCCCTTCTGCACTGGAACCAGATCCCCCCGCACCGAGAACGGAATCCCCCTTGCCACATGCTTGGCAATGGTCCAAGCCGACATGGACTTGCCATCCCCACCAGCCCCGTGGATCATCACGGTCCCCGGGCACGGCAACAGATCCGGGATCAGATACTCAAACTTCAAATCCTTTTCCAGCAACCTGCTCATCGCCATCTCGTCATCTTGCTGCTCGAACTGCATCTGAGCGATCAACAACCGCTCCAGAGCCCCAGCATCCCTGTACCCAGCCTCCAGCGCCAGCACATTCATGGCATGTGCCGCCTCCGCCGGATTCTGAATCTGCTGGATCTCCTTCGCCCGCCTAATCACCTCGGCGTAGGTGATCACAACCTGCCGAATCCTGGTGACATTATCGGCCTCCACCTCGGCCACCATCTTCCGCAGATCCTCAGAAAGCCACAGCCTTCCGGGCATCTGCTGGTCCGCCAGCCAGAACAGCGAGCCCAGACTCACCGCCCCCTTCCGAAAACTCTTCCACACCTCCTCACAAGGGTTCCCATCCACCCAATCCTGAGAAAACTCTGGATCTTCCGCCGACCACGCCGACCACAACGTCAAACCAAGGTCAGTCGGCAACTCCGAGTGGATCGCCATCCCCACCTTCACCCAGTGATCCCGGCTGCCAGCGCCCTGACCAGGAATGACCTTCAAGGCCGACTGGATAATCTCAGCCACCTCAGCGGGGTCTCGATCCGAGAAATCCAAGGCCCGACGGTTCTTGATAAACCCGCCGTCTTGGATCTCTTTACCGGTGTGATCGCGCATCTCCGCCAGCAACCACTCAGGAGCGTCAGGAATCGCCTCCAGGTCGCCTTCAAAGCCGTAATGCCCCTCCGGTGCCTTCCCATCACTGGAGCCCGGATAAGCCCCGTAGATGACGCCCTGACGGCCCCACAGCACCTCATACCCAGCCCCGGTATCCGACAGCCCAAAACCCTTCACCGAGCCCCACAGAGCCTCAGGAACGCGGAAGAGGTACTTAGCGGCGTTCTGCTTCGTCGACGTAACGACTGGAGCACCCTCCAGCGACTCGCCCCACTTCTTTTTGAGACGGCTGAGATTCCGATCCACATCAAGAATCACGAGTCCCATGCTGCGACCGCCGGTGAACACACCGACCGCCTGGAACACATCCGGCTTCCGCTCGATCTGGAGCGCCACATCCGACGGCGCCATCACCTGATGGTGACTGCGCTCTAGCGGCGTCTTGCCTTTCGAGATTTTCCCGGACTGGATCGCGTACTTCTTGGCGTAAATCGGGGCATACGCCATCCCCACAGGCAGCTGGCGCACAAATGCCAACAGCTCCTGCGTCTTAGCTTGCGACATGTTAGAGTCTCACACGAGAATGGTCCTGTGCCCCGGCCGGTCGCCCGAGCTGGGGCATTTTCTCAGCGTAGCCCCCCGCCCAGCCCCGTGCTACTGTTACAGGGTTGCCGACACCGGCGACCACATCACCCTGTAACACCAATGGGATTCCTCTCCAAAAACGCTTCAGCCACCGTCTCCAGCACTGGCACCGGCGGCGGCTACCTGCAAGTCTCCAAACTCCCCGACGGCGGTTCGGTCCGCTTCGCCCTCCTCTCCGACGAGCCCCTGGAGTTCTACGAAACCTGGGGCACCAGCTCCGACGGCAAATCCAAGCCCTTCCGCTTCGACTTCGAGCCCACCTACGAAGACGTGGTGGCTGAAATGGGCGACTTCGAGCCCCGCGAAGGCCGTGGCGGCCCCGGCACCGCCGACATCAAATTCGCCATCGCGGTCCCGGTCTACAGCTTCGACGCCGGCACCGTCCAAGTCCTCTCCCTGACCCAAAAGTCCATCCTCAAGGAGCTGGACCAAATCAGTCAGATGGAGGACTACGCCGAACTCCTCGCCTGGGACTTCCAACTCAGCAAGAAAGGCTCCGGCCTCCTAACTGAGTACACCCTCCGCCCAGTCCCCCGCAAGAAAGGCGCCCAAGAACACATTGACGCAGCCTGGCTGGAGGCCAAATCCAACGGCTTCGACATCAGCCGCCTCCTAACCGGCGGCAACCCATTCAAGGCTGCCTGATATGGAAGTAGCTCACCTTTGTTACACATGTCGATGGGGCTGGGGCTTCATGGATGAAAACGGAGAAGTAGTAAATGACTACGGTGCCTGTCGTCGTTATGCCCCTAGACCAAGTTCAACAGGCGCTACTACGGCCATAAGTATGACCGCATGGCCGGGGGTACATATTTCCCACGGCTGCGGCGAATGGAGTAGCCAGTTCGACTGAAGTACGGCCCCCTTTACCGGGGGCTTTTTATTGCCAGTGGCCAATTTTTAAGGTACTGTATGGTTGGGAAAGAGTACCTAATGGCCTCCAATACGCAAGACACCTTAGCCTCCCTAAGACGTTGGCGACTGGAACAAGATAACTCTGGCCCATTCAGGGTCTACCGTGATACAAAAGGCACGGTATACCACTCCGTTACTCACATACTCAAAGAAACCAGCGACAAAACCGGACTGGAGCGCTGGGAAGCCCGCCTCGGCCCCACTGAAGCTACACAACAGCGCAACGTGGCAGCCACCCGGGGCAACATGGCCCATTCACAGGCCGAATATCTACTCAAAACTTCACAATCGCTGGCACGTTCCACCGCAAACAAGCGCAATTCCATTCACTGGGACGCCAACGGCCTCGCCCGCATCCCCGCCCCCATCACCCAATGGGCCCTCAAAAAGGTCCGCCCGAATGTTCCCAGGGTTGGCTGGAGCGCCTCAGGTTACGCACGCAGCTTGTCTGACTGGATCACCGAGAACGTCACCGAAATTTTCGCGTCCGAGTTCAGCATCCACCATCCAGCAGGATTTGCTGGGACGGCAGATGCCCTACTCGGATTCAAAAATAACGACATCGTGGTTGCAGACTGGAAAACCAGCGTCGGCCGCAAGACAAGAACCGACGATGAAGGACTGGAGCGTCTGCCTCCCGGCCATTCATACATTGACCAGTGTGGGGCCTACAGTCTCGGCCTCAAACATCTGACCGGACTAAAGCCGACTGGAGCGGTGATCGTTTTAGCCCGCCGCTGTGGAGCGCCAAACATTCACTGGATGACCCCCGAAGAACTGGAGCAGGCTGAGGAGTCATTCATGGCTCGGGTGGAGCAATACTTCGCCGGCCTTGTTGACAATCAGGTTGACAATCCAGCTCTGGTTAGTTGACAAACTCGCAGTCAAGTCTCAACGCGAGATTCACTGGTACAATGGTTGCCTGAGCGTGACTGGAACCACCTCAGGCCGGACAACCTCTCTTACAGGCCGTCATGTCACAGTCTAACGTACGTCCCCCCGTGGAGGATTTGTGGGAAAAGTATTCCTACAATCCATTCACTGGAGCGCTTCACCGCCGTGATAACGATCGCCCTCTGAAAGGCAATCACTGCAGTAAAAGTCACCAACTTTCCATTCATGGAACCGCACGTCATCCTTACGGTGTTGTTGTATTTGCGTGGGTAAACGGTAGGTGGCCCATTCATGGAATGGAGATTGATCACATTGACCGTAACCCATTCAATCAGCGCTGGTACAACCTGCGAGAAGTTACTCGCCGGCAAAACATGCAGAACACTAGCCGCTCTCGTGGTGGAGCGTATAAAAACGGGCGTCGCTGGTGTGCAACCATTCTTCTAAACAATCAAGCACACCGTTTAGGTAGTTTTTCCACTGAAAAAGAGGCACGAGCAGCTTATCTAGCCGCTTGTGCCTCTAAAGGCCTGGCGTATCTGCCAGACCTTGTGCGGGCGCTTTAAGTGTTCAGGCCTGGCGACGCGGTTTCGCTATCCCTGCATCCGAGCGGACCTTACGGGGCGCACCTTTGCCGGGTTTCTGTCTGTTCGCTGGAGCTGCTGGAGAGTCGCGCGAAAAAAGTCCCGTAGCCTGTGGAGAAAGTTCCGGCGGGATGTCAGCGCCGCCGTTGATCCTCTGGCACTGACGCCAGTAGGGGATCAGCTCCCGCCATAGCTGGATCGGACCCTCGCGCCCATGGGCGGCTTGGAGCGCTAGGAGATCCTGCCAGTCTGAGGCTTCCACGCTGGAACGTTCGATCGCCCATCGGAGATCCCGTAGGTGCCGCTTTTCTAGGCGCAGCTGTTCCCGTTCCTGTTCCCGCTGTTCACACTGGAGCGCCTTCCGCTCCCGCGATGTGTTCCACTCGCCGCCGGTCATGGTGCCTTTGCTTGGCTGTACCCTGGCACAGTAGCAGCAGGCGCAAGCGCTGCAGCCAAACTGTAAAGTGTTACAACAGGGAGCCCTTTCCGACTGGAGCTGCGCCCATACTGGCAAAGCACACCGGCACACCCTGCCATGCAACCAACCACACCTAAGGCCAGCCCCGCACTGCTGGAGCGTATCGAACGCCTGCGCGGATGCTCGGGCCACTGGCTTCTGATCCGGGACGGCGACCCCGAAACGGACTGCTCCTATCAGTGGCACCAATCCCCAGAGGATCATCTGCAGACCTGTCTGACTGAGCACTGGCGCAACGTGTCGCTCGGGTTCTGCCCGACCTATTGCGGTTGGAGCGACTACAGCGACACCGGCCTAGTGGGTAAGGCAAATTTCAACGTTCTGACTGATCCCGCCAGCACGCCGGACCCTTTAGGTGGAATCCTCACCGTGGGCTATGGGTGGAACGGTGAGGGTGTGGTGCTGGACTTGCTACGAGTCCCGGCGGACGTGCTGGAGACCGTGGAGGGTTTGGAATCCTACCCACTGATCTCCGACGATGAGTACAGCACCCTAGAGCTGGAGGCTGTGGAGGAAGCCTGGCAAGACTGCTACAGCCGCGACTGGCGCGACGAGATCGCTAAACAGCTGGCGCAATACTGCCCTCTGGACGTGCTGAAGGGTAACGCCTACGGCCCGAGCACGGCCCGGTTCTGGGCTGATGATCGCTTAGACGAGCTGCCTGACGAGAAGCTAGAGCAGGACCTACGGGCGCTGTTCGATACGTGTCTGGACTGGAGCGGCGAGGGTTGGGTCGTGGAGGATCTAAGCTCCGGCGCTTACGTCAGGCTTGAAGAGGTAGCACGGGGCGTCGATCGCTCCGACATAGTGGCCCTGACCGGGCTGCCACTGCTGCCGGCGGATCAGGAATGGCGGCGTGAACCGTATCCCTGGCCGGACGGATCCTCGGATCCTCTGGTGCCGGCGCTGACTTGACCGGCTGCCGAATTTCCTCTACTGTCACAGACGAGACCCCAACCCTTAGGACTCACCCCATGACGACATTCGAGCATCGATGGACCGGAACCCACGTGTCAGGCTCTACGGCCTGCGCTGTGGTGAAGTATCACGGCCCGACAAGTACTCGCGGATCCCGCTGGGTTGCCACCATCAAGCGCGGCGGTGGTGAAGTGTGGCGCGCGGCTGTGCCGTTTCAGGACGGGCCGCTGATGGCTGCCGTTGCTGCCGCGCGCAAGTTCGGCGCAGACTGGGTGCCTGAGACCTGCCACAGCATCGATTCCGATACGTACGCTGTGGGGTTCTAATGCGGTACAACGTTTGGCTGTTACGTGAGGATGGGACGCCATCACCGGCCGGTCCGTCTCCTATCACAGCTTCAGGCATCGTTGACGCACAACGGGTCGCCGCGCAAACCCTCGCAGAATGCCAGGCCGCTGGAGTGCTCACGGGCTGGAGCATCCGCACTGTCACAGAACGGACTTAAGCGGAAACCCTACCGATCAACGGCCCGGCCATGCTGCCGGGCTTTTTTCGCGGCGCTCGCTGCGCTCGCTTGCGAAAGGTGAGAGCGGGCAGGTTAGCATGGTGGAAATGAGTTTGTGACTCGAACCGTGTCCGAATCTGACGGCCAGGAAGTAACGAAACCTACAACCGTGGCCAACGATGAGACTAAGCGTTGGCGCGGTGGCCGGCCGATCAATGAAGCACAGATGGAGGAGCGCGTCACAGCGGCCTACAACCTGATGCTGACTGGCGGAAGTCGGAGGAGCAACGCTGGAATTCTGTCCTCTCGCTTCGGTGTCAGTATTCGACAGGCCGAGAACTACATCTCAGCCGCGCAAAAGCTTCTAAAGACGGACTTCCAGGGACAAAAAGAAGAGATCCTGAACCAAGTAAACGCGCTTCGGATGACGGCGATCAATAAAGCACTGAAGCGCGGCAACCTGCAGGTTGTGGCGCACCTGCTAGACAGCGTCGCCCGTAGCTTCGGGGAAGGCAGCCAGGAGACACAAGCCGCAGCCGCTCCCGTCCTGCGAGTGGAGATCGACGACAAACGGGCCAGTTGATTTCCGGCCTGTTCTGTGCTACAATACGGGGGCACCCAGGGAAACCACCCCATGCAATCCCGCATCCTTACTGTCACCGCGATTCTCACCGTCTGCGCCGTGCTGGCGATGGGCGTCGACAATGCCGAACGGCTGGAGCGCTGCCAGGCCGGCGGCCGTTCCGCTGCCGAATGCCAGCTCGTGATCCTCGGCCGCTGAGGCCTAGTACATTTGCACTACGTTACAGTGTATTACAGTGTGAGCCCCTAGCGGGCTCTGCTGTGCTACACTACCAGAGTCAACCACGCACACCACGCGATGACAACCATTACCACTTGCGCCGCTCTGCTGCTGGCGCTGATCCTCCTGCCGCTGCTGGTTCTCCTATGGGCTAGCGAGTCTCGGCAGCAACGTGCCAGGCGCTGGCGTCGCGCTGGCTGGACACAGCAGCGGATAGCCGACCGGCTCGGCTGCAGCCGCACCACCGTTCGCCGACTGCTCGCGGCCTGACGCTGCGGGCTAGTACAGCTGCACTACCGGGGGCAAGGTCCGGCGATCGGTGGGGCGCGTCAGCCCTCAGGGAACCTACTGACACATTCCCAATTCCTTCCTCTGTTACACACCGGGGGCAGGGGTTCAATTCCTGTAATACCCTAGAAGGTACCCTCCCCCACAAAAATGCCCGAAACGGCTGGAACACTCTCCCTCCGCTACGCCCAAGGGCAAGTTTTCTCCAGCCGCAAGCGATTCAGGGTATTAGTAGCAGGTCGCCGCTTCGGTAAAAGCTACCTGTCGTGTATCGAATTGCTGCGTGGGGCGATCGAAAGGCCGGGCGAAACCTTTTTCTACGCGGCCCCTACATACCGAATGGCGAAAGACATCGCCTGGAAAGTCCTGAAAAAACTTGTCCCCAAAGCCTGGATCAAATCCAAGAACGAAACCGACCTCAAGATTGAGCTAGTTAACGGCTCAACAATCGAACTGAAGGGCACCGAAAACGCCATGGCCCTCCGAGGCCGCAGTTTGGCTGGCGTGGTGCTCGACGAAGCCGCCTTTATGGACTCCGAGGTCTGGTTCGAGGTCATCCGCCCCGCCCTGGCCGACAAACAAGGCTGGGCCCTCTTCATTTCCACCCCGGACGGCACCGCCAGCTGGTTCTACGACCTCTGGTGCTACTGCGAGGAGGGCGACGCGGACTGGCAGCGCTGGCAATTCACCACCATCGAAGGCGATAACGTCCCCGCCACCGAAATCGAAGCCGCCCGCGCCCAACTCGACGCCCGCACCTTCCGCCAAGAATTCGAAGCCAGCTTCGAAAACCTCTCCGGCCTCGTCGCCATCTCCTTCTCGGACGACAACATCGACAAAATCGTCCAAGATTTGCCAGTTTTGCCCCTTTTGCTGGGCGTGGACTTCAACATCGACCCCATGTCCGCCGTCTGCGCCGTCAAAAAAGGCGACGTCCTCTGGGTCTTCGACGAAATCATCATGACCGGCGGCGCCACCACCTGGGACCTCTGCGAAGAAGTCCAATCCCGCTACGGCGTGGAGCGCCGCATCATCGCCTGCCCCGACCCCACCGGCGGCGCCCGCAAAACCAGCGGCGTTGGAGCCACCGACCACAATATCCTCCGCAAATCCGGCTTCACCGTCTCCAGCCCCCGCTCCCCCTGGAAGATCCGCGACAAAATCACCTGCGTCAACACCGCCCTCTTGGATGCGTCTGGAACCCGCCGCCTCTTCATCCACCCGCGCTGCAAAGAATTGATCAAATCCCTCCGCACCCTCACCTATGCCCCTGGCACCGGCCTCCCCAACAAAAACCTCGGCGTAGACCACGCCTTCGACGCCCTGGGATACCTCTGCCTCCAGACCTTCAACCTCGCCAAACCCGAGAACCTCGGCAAAACCAACTATCGTGTGTGGTAAGCACCGTCGGTATAAAACATGGCCGCCAAAAAACCGTCCAAAGCCCAGAAAAAAGTCTCCAAAGTGATGCGTGAATACGGTAAAGGCGAACTCCACTCGGGCAGCAAAGAAGGCCCCGTGGTCAAATCCCGCAAACAGGCCATCGCCATCGCCATGTCCGAGGCCGGCATGAAAAAGAAACCTGCCAAGAAAGGTAAGAAGTGATGGCTAAGCGCGGCCTTTACGCCAACATCGCGGCCAAACGCAAGCGCATCGCAGCCGGCAGCGGCGAAAAAATGCGTAAGCCTGGCTCCAAAGGCGCTCCCACCGCCGCCGCCTTCAAGGCATCGGCCAAGACCGCCAAAAAGCCCAAGAAATAGCCTCAATCCTTCCTACCGAGGCCCCTGGTGCAACTAATCCACTCCACCTCCGTTACCACCCCCTACCCCTTCGGCACCTCCACCGGCGGCGCCGCATCTTCTGCTGGAGCCACCGACGCCTTCGGCCGCATCCGCACGTCCAGCCCCCTCACCCTTTTCGACTCCAGCCACCGCTACAAAGACAACGGCCTCTGGGCCACCGCCACCGCAACCGGCGGCACCTCAACCTTCGACGCCAACGCCGGCCTGGTCAACCTCTCCGTAACCACCAGTTCAGGCTCCGAGGTCATCCGCGAAACCACAAAGTGCTTCTCCTACCAGCCCGGTAAATCCCTGCTGGTGATGTCCACTTTTGTGTTGAGTCCGGCCAAAACCAATCTCCGCCAGCGCATCGGCTACTACGGCGCCGCCAACGGCATGTACCTGGAGCTGGACAACACCACCCTCTCCTTCGTCGAACGCAGTTCCTCCACCGGCACCCTCGCCGAAACCCGCGTCGCCCAATCCGACTGGAACATCGACCCCCTCAACGGCACCGGCCCCTCCAACCTCACCCTCGACCCAACCAAAGCCCAAATCCTTTGGATGGACATCGAGTGGCTGGGCCTTGGCACAGTCCGCATGGGCTTCGTCATCAACGGCAAATTCATCCACTGCCACTCCTTCCACCACGCCAACACCATCACCTCCACCTACATCACCACCGCCTCCCTCCCCCTCCGCTACGAAATCACCAACACCGCCGCCACCGCCAGCGCAAGCACCCTCAAACAAGTCTGCTCAACCGTACTTTCCGAAGGCGGCTACGAACTACGCGGCCTCCAACAAGCCATCGGCACCACAATAACTTCTCCTCACGTCCTCACCACAGCAGGCACATACTATCCAGTCATTTCTTTACGCCTTAAATCCGCTGCACTAGATGCAATTGTTATTCTTACCGCCCTATCTATATTGGCCGCCACAGCCAACGCAAACTACAACTGGCGTGTAGTTGCCTCCGCCACAACCACCGGAGGCACTTGGACAAGCGCCGGAACAGATTCCAGCGTCGAATACAACCTAACTGGAACAGCAACAACCGGCGGCCGCATCTTGGCCCAGGGCTATTTCAGCTCCACCAACCAGAGCAGACCCCCAGTAGACATCCTCAAAGAAGCGCTGTTCAAATTCCAGCTGGAACGCAACGGCCTCACAACAACCCCCTACGAATTAAGCCTTGTTGTCGCGGCCAGCTCGTCAACGTCTAACGTACACGCATCCATGGACTGGGAGGAAATCAGCCGCTAATGCGAATCCAAACCATCACCGGGGGCTGCATCCACGTCGAAATCGACGCCGAAGACGGCCTGACGCACGCCACCTTTGCCTTCAAAACCCCTTCCCTCCCCGAAACCCTGGGCGGCTTCGTCACAATGCTTGCCCACGGCATCGAAGTGCTGGTGCCCATCAACGACCCCGACGACGAGGAGCCCGAAGAAGATGATTGAGTATCGCGGCGAACGCTTCGAGGGCTACAACAAGCCCAAGCGCACCCCCAACCACCCCAAAAAATCCCACGTCGTCCTCGCCAAAGAGGGCGACACAGTCAAACTCATCCGCTTCGGCCAACAAGGAGTCTCTGGATCTCCCGCCAAAAAAGGAGAATCAGCAGCAGACAAAGCCAGGCGGGCATCCTTCCAAGCACGACACGCCAAAAACATAGTCAAGGGCAAAATGTCTGCCGCCTTCTGGGCAAACAAGGTGAAGTGGTAACTACCTCCCCTCCACCTTATGTATCCAAATCTTCAACTCCATAACATATTTCCGCAAAAACTCCGCCTTCTCCAAATGCCACACATTCCCCGTCCGAATGTACTGGCGCACATGCTCATCCACCCCCTTCAGACACTGCTGGATCACCGGGTTCCAAGGCTCCCGAACCGGCGTATTCCACTCGCGCACGGTAACAAGGCCGCGTTCACTGCCAAAATAGGTACAAAGTAGGAGTCCAGCCGTGGTCTACAGCGCCAACATCCCGCCAACTGGAGCTGTAGTCAGCGAATCCCCGTTTGTCCGCAGCCTGGACACCATCGCCATGATGTCCGACTGGGGCGTCATGGCCGCCGTCACCCGCGGCACCAACTACATCCGCGACCTCTCGGACACCTACCTCCCGCAAGAACCCCGCGAAGACGACGACGCCTACCAAACCCGCGTCAATCGGTCCGTACTATCGCCGTACACCAGCCGTCTAATCGAGACTGCTACTGGCGCCATCCTCCGCAAACCCATCCACGTCGAGGGTGACCCCTACTGGCTGGAGCTAATCCAGAACATCGACGGCCTGGGCTCCAGCATCAACGAATACGCACGCCGCGCCCTCGTCAGCAGCCTCACCTACGGCCACAGCGCCATCCTGATCGACTATCCCTCAGCTGCTGGGGCCCTCAACCTGGCCGAGGAACGCGCCCTGGGCCGCCGCCCCTACTTCGTCCACGTAGACGCCCCCCAAATCTGGGGCTGGCGCAAAGAGTCTGGCACCAACCGTCTCCTGCAGGTCCGCATCCACGACTACGACGTCCGTCCCCTGAACGAGTTTGGCGAAGAACAGATCGAGCAGATGCGCGTCATCTACCCCGGCCGCTACGACCTCTACACCCTCGGCCAGGAAGTAGTCGAGTTCACCGAATCCGGCGACTACAGCCTGCCCGAAATCCCCCTGGTCCCGATCTACAGCAACCGCCGGGGCCTCCTGATCTCCCAGCCCCCACTGCTCGACATCGCCAACCTCAACATCACCCACTACCAGCGCCAAGCCGACCTCATCCACGCCCTCCACATCGCCGCCATGCCCACCCTCGTCCTAGAGGGCTGGGACGACACCACCGGCTCCGCAACGATGGGCGTCAACTACGCCATCGCCATGCAACCCGGCAACAAGGCGTATTACGTTCAAGCCGACGCCACCAGTTTCGACGCCCAAATGTCCGAACTGGAATCCCTCGCCTCGCAAATGTCCACGCTCGGCGTCACCAAACTCTTCGGCCAAAAATTCGTTGCCGAATCCGCCGAGGCCAAGCGCATCGACCAAGCCCAATCCAACTCCGTCCTTTCCATCATCAGCCAAGAACTGGAGTCCGCCCTCAACCAAGCCTTCGCCTTCGCCGCCCAATACGTCGGCCTGGAGCCCCCCGAAATCACAATCGACCGCGACTTCGACTTCTACCGCCTCATCGGCCAAGACATCGCAGTGCTCACCCAACTCAACCAACTCGGCAAGATTAGCGACTCCCTCCTGCTGGAGATCCTGCGTCGCGGCGAAATCCTGCCCGACAACATCAACATCGAAGACGAAGAAGAAGCTGCCGGCCAAGACGCCACCTCCCTCACCGAATCCCCCGAATCCCCCGAATCCCCCGAAGAACCCGAATCCACCTCCAATACAATGACAACAATGGAGGACGCATGAAATGGCCATCTCCCCTGGCACTTACAACATCAGCCTGCAGCGTCGGGCGGATTACAGCATTACGCTGCAATTCAAAGACAGCACCGGCACTGCTATCAACCTAACCGGCTGGAGCGCAGCAGCGCAAGCTTGGAACCAA